CCGGGACTACCGGTGGCCAGTAACGCTTCTGGAAAGCGCCTGAGCAACTATTTTCTTTTCAACGACTGATCTAAGTGTTCCAGACACCTAGTAAGAGTAAGTCGATGAGATCTTGAGACCATAAAAGGTTGAAATTTATCTCGTAGTTTTGAAATAAGAAACACAGCCACTTTTTGCAGCTTTGGTCTATATTTCAAGTGTACGCCCCCTTCTTTAAGGAACCTTTCTTCAGCTTGTCTTGATATTTCATCAATATTAGAATGACCATTACGAGAATTGTCAACCATATCGATAATTGATATCTGCTCCTGAGTGAGCTCTGCTAAACTAGATGGTGCGTTGAATCCATACCTGCGAACAAAAAATTCGTCAGTTTCAAAAGTCTTCTCATGTAACTTTTCATTATGAAGCTCCCAATCCATAAAAACCTTGCCTGATCGAACACCTTCTAATGAAGAAAGTGTCGGAACATGAGCAAGATCCTCAGAGAATACAGAAGATAAATAATCATAGTCACTTTTAAAAGAGTAGCCTATCTTAGATAGATAGCGTCCAACTTTTGGCCCGGGCATGAATCCATCAGTAGTGGGGAAGAAGATTTTTTGACAAAAATCAACTTTAGAGAGGTCCTTTGATTGCGATGCTTTTACATTGAATCCAAGCAATATACAATATTGATTGTATTCTTTAAGAGGAAAGGCCTTCTTTGACATTAGTAACAAATCATCTCCTAAGATAAGATATGCACAATCTATGCCAAGAACCCATCCCAACCTCTTAAAGAACACTCTCAATAACTGCATATGTTGAATCGAGTTACCAATGCAAGTGTTCAAGCAACCAGAGTTTTTCCCCCCTAGTCGTACTGCGCCCCCACTACCAGCCATTCCTCTAATATACACCACTAATTGGTCGAGGTAATATGGCCAGTACTTTCTCTTCTGGTTTTTGTCCATTGATTCAAAATATTGATCCCATTCCCACATCAAGTTTAACACGTTCTCAGATCTATCCATTTTTGAGAAATCGGTTACCACATAATATTCAGGAGTAATGAGCTTATACCAATAATTGAACCAGGCCCCTACCTGTTCCCCAGAAACCCCTGTAGCAAGGAATTCTGGAGAACGGATCCTAGAGTAGGTCTTCTTAATGACACGAGAATATGCCATGTACCAGGCCCCAAAGTTTGCTATTGTTTCATCAGACGACGCTAGCACGACTCGAGGGACTTTATAATCTTCCACAAGCAATTTATCTTTTTTTACAAACGCATAATGATACGGATCGCGGACCCCCCTATCCAGAGCAGCTCTTAGCATAGCCTGTCTGTTAGTTGGGAATCTCGATAGATATTCGTCCGTACTAATATGGTCCAGATTGGACATATTGACTTTAAATGGTTGTCCTTTAAACACGCCTAATACTTGGGACACATCATAATCCGGGGGACTACAATGTGCAGCAAGTGCGTAGTACAAGTTTTCAACACTTGTATCAAAAGATACAGGTGGTGCAAAATGAAACGACTTGTGTTCATACATAAAGGTTTCGTTCTTATAATTCCAGTCAATATAACCCGCTCCCGACTTAGTCTTGAAGTACTTATGGTTGTGGTCAATTCGAAGATTCGATATAGTCCCGGCTTTTAAAAATTTACATCTGATAGGATTCCTATATCGTCCTCTTGGTTTATAGCTGATTTCAACGCTCCAATTACTTGCGACGCCGCTGAAACAAAAGTACTACTCCACATATGCAACTTGGACACCAGGCCAGCTGCTTCTGTGTAAACTTGAGTAGGTTCTTTACTACAAACCGAGATAGCAGCTTCGATCCAGGATTGGATTACACTGCCACCCCCAAATGGGATATCTAATGTGAGTTTACGATTTAATATTTCTTTCCAAGAGTCTCGCATCGTGTTTACAACATCACCAAATGTAGCGCATTTAAGGCTTGATAGTTTTGTGTTTTTAACGGAGGTATTTACTACCTTGCCTCCAGAGGTCTCCCTCAAATTTAAGCGCTGTGCCAAGCTGTCGATCATACCGATAACATCTTTTTCCTCCACAGGACAGACTTTATCAGACAACTTAAACTCAAGTAACTCATTATACTTCTTGAATTGACCATTATATATTATCGAGGCCAATACACCAGTTTCCTTCTTCTTTTCTAACACAATTTTTAATATTAAATTTAAATCATCAAGATTCAGTTCTAATTGAAGGTCACTAGCATATTTCCTAGCATAGTATTTAATGGATCCAAGAATTGTAGGAGTCACTTTCGTATAAGCCATCTTAACACAAACAGAGTCGATAAGTTTATTAGGTATATAGTACTCTTTTCCGTTTGTGAAATAAATTCTGTTTTCCATAGGAAGATCCAGATAAGTTAGATCACCTAGCACACTTGTGAATGTCGCGTC